CGGTTTCGTAAGGACTTTTAAGCGACAATCTAAGACCTTCGCGGGAGGCTAAAATCACAATCTCGATCTTTCAATTTAGCGATATTACAGAGGGCAACGACTCCCCAGTCTTCCCGCCTCAAATCCGTTTGGCTGGCCAAGCCATCGCGAACACCTATCTCCAGCTTTGCAATACCGCCGTAGATGGCAGCGGTACGTACTATCCCATTCGGCTTATCCGCGTCTCGAACGATGACGGGACGACCGGCATTCGCTTTCGCATCACCACGGCTGGCAGCGGCCAAGACGCAACCCAAGCCGATCAGTACGTTGGCCCCAACTCCTACACGGACGTTGTGATCCATCGTAAGGTCCGTTCGGCGGCTGCTGACAAGATCTGGATCACAGCCTTGGCAGACACCTAATGGATAGGGAAGACGCCTCCCCTACCCTAGACTTTCAGTTCGGGAAGAACGTAACCAAGCCTGCGGACTTCAACCCGGCAGACTGGACCGTCATCAAAACTCAGGGCGATCATGTTGCCGCTCAGCACGTAAGCGGCGTGACCCGGAAAGTCCCCAAGACTTGGCTGGCGCAGTAACCCCCCGCTAACCCTTCCCCATGCTACTCTAAACCCTCAAGAATTTATTCGGTCGCCGGAAGCGTGATCTATATGAGTGCCGAGAGTAACGGGCTGACGCCTAAGCAGGCTCGCTTTGTCGAAGAATACCTAATCGACCGTAACGGCACACAGGCTGCTATCCGTACAGGATACTCACCCGCCACAGCCGCACAACAAGCTTCACGCCTGTTAAGCAATGCGAAGATTGCCGCCGCTGTTGCTGTTAAGGTTGAGAAGGCGTCGGCTAAGGCTGAAGCCACCGTAGAGCGGGTGCTAGAGGAACTGGCCATGCTGGCGTTCTATGACCCGGCTGACATCGCAACAGTGATCGATGAAGCCACAGGTGAGCCTATCCGCATTGCCGGCCCAGAGCAGATAGCCAAGCTGCCCGTCCATATCCGCAAAGCCATTGTCGGCTGGGGATGGGACAAGGCCGGAAACTTCACACTGCGCTTTGCGCCCAAGCCTGCAACGCTTCAGCTTATCGGCCAGCACCTAGGCATGTTTAAGCAGGAAGTCGAGGTTACGGTTAACGAAGGCTTCGCAGGTGTCCTAGAAGCTGCCCGTCGCCGTGCCCGTAGCGAAACCCAAGCATCTCCTGTCCACTGACGTTGCGTCGGCGCTTGCCGATGACCTCGCCGCACTGACGCATGACCCCGCTGGGTTCGTGCGCTACGCCTATCAATGGGGTGTGCCCGGAACGAGCTTGGCCGATAAGCGTGGCCCTGACGAATGGCAGATTGACCACCTAAACGCCATCGGTGCTAGCCTACGCGCCAACCCTTATAAGCCAGTGCTGGAAGCCATCGCTTCAGGCCACGGCATCGGCAAGAGCTGTGACGGCTCATGGGTGACGCAATGGGCGCTGATGACGTGCGAGGATACGCGTGGCGTCGTCACGGCCAACACAGATACGCAGCTCCGCACCAAGACTTGGGCGGAAATGTCGAAGTGGTATCACCTGCTCATCCCTCCCCTGAGGGAGCTTTTCACGCTCCAGGCAACCAGCATCCATTCGTCTCTGAAAGAGCACGAGCGAACCTGGCGCATTGATACGATTCCGTGGAGCGCTCACAACGTTGAAGCGTTTGCTGGCCTTCACAACCAGGGTAAGCGCATCTTCGTGCTGTTCGATGAAGCCAGCGCCATTGATGACGTGATTTGGGAGACTACTGAGGGGGCGCTTACCGACGCGGAGACTGAGATACTTTGGCTCGTTCGTGGCAACCCCACCCGCAACACTGGGCGCTTCAAGGAGTGCTTTGGCCGCTATCGCCACCGCTGGATGAGCAAACAGATTGATAGCCGCACGGTAGCGATTACGAACAAGGGCCAGATCCAGCAATGGATTGACGACTACGGCGAGGATAGCGACTTCGTTCGCATCCGCGTCAAGGGGCAGTTTCCTCGCGCAGGCTCCACGCAGTTCATTCCGGGCGACATCGTTGATGAGGCTGCCGCTCGCAAGCCGCAGCCCGAGAAATGGGAGCCGGTTATCATTGGCGTTGACGTGGCCCGTTTCGGAGACGACGAAACGGTTATCGCTGTCCGCAAGGGGCGCGATGCTAAATCGTTTAAGTGGACGCATCACCGGAATAAGGACACCATGTTCGTGGCGGCCGAAGCTGCTAGGCTTCGTAAAACCTACGGAGCTGACATCATCTTTGTGGATGAGACTGGCCTAGGCGCCGGCGTGGTTGATCGTCTCCGCATGCTCCGTGAGCCGGTGCTTGGCGTGAACTTTGGATCAAAGCCGCTAGGGCTCACCCTGTCAGACGAGACCATGAAGGTTCGCAACCGTCGCGCCGAAATGTGGGCCGCTATGCGAGACTGGCTAAAGGGCGGGTGCATCCTAGATGACCCTCAGCTTATTGCGGATTTGACCTCAGTGGAGTATGGTTACGACGCAGACAACGCCATCATTCTCGAAAAGAAAGACGACATGAAAAAGCGCGGGCTCGCCTCCCCTGATATGGGCGATGCGCTCGCGCTGACGTTCGCGGCCCCGGTCAACGCCGTGTCATTCGAGGATGAAGACATGGACGACCGTAGGCGCACGGCTAATTCACACACGGGATACTGAATCCCGCCGCACGGCTAACAGAGTAACGGGGTGCTGAGGATGGCATGGTGGCTGATCGCGCTGGTATTTTTCGCTGGCATTGGCGCTCGCGCACTCGAAGCCTTGTTTGAGTGTCGCTGAGATGGGCGGCCTCTTCATCAAAACCCTACGCGGCGCAGCCGAGATAAACGGCGTGAGCGATCAGCTTAATAGCGTGGTGAGTTTAGCTGGTGGAGCGCTGATAGCGGTCATCCTCGCCTTCTATGCTTGGTGGGGCATTGTTCGTCTGACGAAATGGGCGTGGTCTCACCCGCTGTAACCCCGCCTTAAGCGATTTTCAGGCTATGATTTATCATGGCCCAGACAGCGACGATCACGACAGCATCCGGTGAAACGGCTTTCGAGCCCTGCCCTGCTGGGGTTGGGACGATTGCCCTTAAAGGCACGATGAGCGCCGGCAAGATTGTGGTGGCGGTTCGCCCTCCGGGTGCGAGCGCTGACTTCATCTCAGACTATATCGACACCACGGCATTGCAGGAAGTGTCAGACGAGGCAGGCACGGCTTACTCTTACGTTGCTCGCTTCGATGTAGGCATTGGAGGTCAAGTCGCACTGAAGGCTGACGCTAACTTCGTTGGCTCGCTGACGGCGCAAGTGACGGCGGACCCGTACTGAGTTGGCCCGTGGCTCAAGCTCATCCGGCGCCCGGCGCTTGGCGCAATCGGTACGCCACGGGCTGGAGGCGGACGTTCCCCCAGAGATGGAGGGCTACGCGCAGAACGGCATGGCTGGACAAGAGAGCGAGGGCGATGAGCCGGCGTTCATGCTTGAGCACCTCGTCCAATGGGACGGCAACATCGCTGAGCTATTCGAGGGCGAAGCTGGCAAGCGCAAGCTCCAAGAGATTGGGACGACCGTCGTTCGTGAGTTCACCCTTGACGACAACGCCCGCAAGGATTGGAAAGAGACCGCTGAGAACGCGCTCGCCACTGCAGGCCAAAAGAAGGGCGACAAGAAGCAGTACCCGTTTAGCGGCGCTTCCAACGTCAAGTATCCCCTTCTCACGACTGCCGCTATTCAGTTTGCAGCCCGCGCCTATCCCAACATCGTTCGCGGTGATGAGGTTGTAGCGGTCAAGGTTAGCGGCGAGGATGCCGACAGCGCCAAGTCTGAGCGTAGCGAGCGCGTCGCAGCCTTCTCAAACGACCAGATCATCTACCAGTGCCCGGAGTGGGAAACTGGAACGGATGCCCTCCTTCATCAATTGCCGATCACGGGCGCAGGCTTTCGCAAAGTCTATTGGGATACGGCTCTAAACCGCCCGCGCTTTGATTATGCGCCAGCGCTTAAGGTTGTGATCCCCGTTGACGCGCCATCTATCGAGATGGCGCCGCGCGTCACGCATATTCTGGATGCGATCTACCCGCACGATTACGAGCAGAAGGTTGTCTCCGGCACGTGGCTTAAGTGCGAGACCAACAACACCTCAGAGGATAGCCAAAAGCCTATCCAGTTCCTAGAGCAATGCCGCTACATTGACATGGACGAAGACGGGCTAAGCGAGCCCTACATCGTTGTTGTTCATAAGGATACGAGCACGGTTGTTCGGATCGATCCGGCTTACGATCTGGAAGACATTAAGCGCTATCCGCCGAACGCTGACGGCACGCCCGGCAAGATCAGAGCCATCAACCGTCTGCTGCCGTGGGTGGACTATTGCTTCCTTCCAGACCCGGAAGGCGGCGCTTACGGCATCGGCTTTGGCAAGCTCCTAGAAGCGATCAGCGAGACCATCAACACCCTGCTCAATCAGATGATTGACGCGGGCCACTGGTCTAACACCAACACGGGCTTTATCGGCGCAGGCTTCAAGGCACGCGGCGGGACGATCTCACTTGAGCCTAACGTCTTCAAGATGCTGGATGGCGTCCAGAACGTTCGTGAAGCGATCCAGCGGCTAGAGTTTCCAGGCCCGTCAAACGTCAGCTTCCAGCTTGTGGAAATGCTGCTTGGCGCAGCCCAAGACATCACCGCCATCAAGGACGTGCTCGCAGGCGATATGCCAGGCGGCCAGCACGTTGCTGAGGGTACGGTCATGGCCCTTATCGAACAGGGCTTGCAAGTCTTCACCTCGATCTACAAGCGCATCTACCGTTCGATGCGTAAAGAGTTTGAGCTGCAGTGCCGACTCAATCAACGCTATCTTTCGCCCGAGGATTATCAGAGATTCTTGGACGCGCGGCCCAAGCCGCAGCCGGCGCAGAACGCGCCACAAGGCGCTCCCC